AACTTCCCCAAGTGGCTTGAATACCAGTTCGCCGTGGCGAAGACGATCACGCAGTACACCCTCACCTCGCGTAACTACCAGAACGTCCGTGCGCCGAAGACGTGGACCTTCGAGGGCAGCAACAACGGCACCACGTGGGTGACGCTCGACACGCAGACGGACATCACCGATTGGGCGGCTTCGCTGAACACCCAAAAGACCTTCCCTCTCCTCAACACGACCGCGTACCTCTATTACCGCCTGCACATCTCCGCCACCAATGACGTTTCCGGTTACGTGTGCGTCGGCGAGTTGGAGATGATGGAGACACTCGCCATACCCATCCGGTCAGGCCGCTTCCCCGTCATCTCAAGAATCTGTAGGGGGATGTGATGACGGCACGGCTGACGGCACGGAGAGTGTGGGTCAACGTGAGCGACTTCGGCGCGGCCGGTAACGGCACGACCGACGACAGCGCCTCAATACAGGCGGCCATTGATTCCTGCGGGACGACTGGGGGCGTGGTCGTCTTCCCGCCCGGCATCTACCACATCCACACCGGCCTGACCCTTCCGCCGGGCAACACGGGGCAACTCGCGCTATCGGGCTACGGGGCTACGTTACTGCCATCGTCGACGGCCGGTCCCACAATCAGCTCGGCAGCCGGTTCTGCCGATGATGTCTTTTGTTACTTCCTTATCGAGGGATTAGAGGTCGACTGCTCCAACTACGCCTCCGTTGACGAAATCGAGTGGATTGTCGCCCTCGGCGGCACGAGCCAGAGCTTTCACCACATCACCCTGCGAGACATACGTCTTTACGATCTTCACTTCGACGTCAGTCACCAAATCATCGCGGTGTCTATTCGAGGCGCAGAGCCAGAAGGCGGAGGCGGTCATTACATCGAGGACATCCTTTGCGACAACGTGCGCGTTGAGGGTGGCAACTACGGATTCCTCATTGCCGCCTATGAAACCGTCGTCGGGGCGTATGACATTAACTACTGGATAGACCGAGTGACCCTACGGGACTGCTATCACAGCACCCTGCAACGTCCGCCGGTCGACCAAGGTGGCGATAGTTTCCAGATAGGCGGGCGGGCCAAGGTCGGCACGCTCCTCATGGACGGTTGCTACGGCGAGGCTGCTGGCGACCTCGGGTTCGAGATCAACAACGCCACAAACGCCCTCCTTCGTAACTGCACCGTGAAGAACAATTGGGCATGTGCCTTTGGCACGATCAACTTTGGACCGACCCTTGGGCCTGGCGCAGATTGTGTCAGATACGAGAACTGCACCGTGCTCCGCGACGCCCTGACCGTAAGTGCCTGTGTGGACTTCGGGATGGGTGGGACGGTGCGCGTCCATCGCGTCGAGATTGTCAACTGCCGGTCATCTCGCGACTATGCGGAACCCTTTACTGATAACCCCTACCCCCCCCTGGACTTCGAGGGCGGTATAGACGAACTTTACGTCAGCGGATACAGCAGCTCTATCAAGAACTCGGCAGCCTCTGACGTCCAGTACTGCTACACCAGAACCGCTCATTTCTGCCCGGTAGGGCCTACCATTGTCACCCTGCGGGACCTTCACGATTATGTCCGCACGGCTGGGACGGGTACTTACAAGTACGGTCACAGAGGGTTATTGCTCGGCGGCGATACCGTGCAGTACGACATAGACGGAGTTACCTCCGACATCATCGTCTTCGGGGCGGGGGCTTCTTCTGTTGAGTGTATCCATCTCGGGGGCATCTACCCCTCGCCCAACCTCCTCACGGGAGGAAGCGTCCGGCACTTCACTCTTGTCAACCTGGGCGACCACTCGACCAGACGCCCCATTATTGTGAGCGACTCCTCGGGCCTGACGATCACTGGAGAGTTTCTTTTCGAGTCGTGCGACTTCAGCGCCGTTACGTGTAATGGGTACATTTACTCCCCGGATGGAACCGATAACGTCCACAATCTCCGCTGCAAGAACAACCGTTACCCAACGAAGCCCGCTCCGGCGGCAATCAGCGTAGGCGCATCGCCATTCACGTATACCAACCTCACCACCCTAGACGGACTCGTCTTCGTCCGAGGGGGGACGGTTAGCAGCATTGATATGTCGACGAATGACGGCGGCAACTTCGGGGGCACGGGGATGACGGGAGGCGCGTTCCACCTGCGAAATGGCGATGCACTCCTTGTCACCTATTCCAGTGCCCCGACCATGATCGTGATTCCGCAGCCATGAGGGGGCCAACATGCTCATAACATTCTCGACCGGCACGACCGGCCTCACGCCGGGCTACGCGATTCTCAACGCCGACAAGTCGACCCACCAGGCGCGCGTCACAGCCGGGATCACGGACCTCGGTAGCGGCGAGTACGGCGTAGAGGTTGACAACGCCACCCTAGCTGGTCGGGTGGTCTTGTGGGACACGGGGGAGACTGTCCCCAGATATGCAACAGAGATGTTTGCGTTTACATCCGAAGCTCTGGACATCGCGGCCATCAAGGCCAAGACCGACACCATCGGCGGCCCCGGTGCAATCGCTTGGCCCTACACCCTGACTACCCCCAACGGCACGCCAATACCCGACGCCAAGGTGTGGGTGACAACGGATGTTGAAGGAGCAGAGGTTGTGACTTCCGGCCGTACCGACGACTTCGGAGCACTACAGCCAGTGCCTCAGCTTGACGCAGGCACCTACTATTTTTGGCCAAAGAAAGCTGGCCTAAACTTCGATTCTCCAGATATTGAGGTGGTCGCATGAGCGGCACAGGTATTGGCACCCCGGTCACCGTTCCTCAAGACGACCTCGTTACCCTTGTAAATGGTGAACTTGAGAACCACGCCGCCTCCGGCTCGTGGAACGCCGTTGGCGACGGGACAACCACATCCTTTACCGTCGCCCCCCTGGCCCGGTACATCGTAGATAACGGTGCCTTCGTAGTTGAGGCGGGTGGCGTGGCAACTACGGAGTTTACCATGGACTTCGACTCGGGAGTCATCACCTTTGACGCCGCTCCCGCCCTATCGGTCCCCCTGACGGCGAAGTTCAATCACGCCTGCTGGACCGACGAACTTGTCTTGCAGGCAGTCAACGCCGGTATCAACAACCTTTTCCCCGCCTTCTACGTGCCCAAGGCCGACACCAGCATCCCTCTCGTGGCGGACACCTACGAGTACGCGTTGCCCCCAGAGACGCAGTTCATCACCGCCGTTGAGACCCGTGCCGACGCTGCGGGGGCCTACACAAAGATGGCCCGCAGCAAGTACGAATGGCTGAGCGATGGTGATCATCTGAATCTGCGCTTCTTTAGTGCGCCGACAGGCTTTATGCGTGTGCGCTGCATCAATAGACCATCCCCCCTCGTTGAACCCTCCGACACGCTGGAGACTACGGCTGGGCTGCCCGCGCGGGCTAAGGGGCCGATCATCTCCTACGCCTGCTGGTATCTCCTGACGCAGAAGATAGCTCCCCGCATCCGCTCCGACATTGCCGTCAACACGCAGGGCGTCGGTACCCTTTCGCCGCGCCAGATAAACGATGGCGTGCAGGCATGGATGATGCGCTACCAACTGCAAGTAGCCGCGAACAAGATGCCTCCTTGGATGTCGAGGTGACGCTTCTGGGCGCAGACCTCCGGATCACGGACAAGGACGATGAGTCCGTTGGCTACGTGTTCGACCAGACCCAGCCTGCGGTTCTTCATACCGCGACCTCTCCCAACGTTCCCCTCAACGCCGCTATGTCGACGCCCACGCAGCCGGGTGGGCAGTACGACGTAAGGGACACCGAGGGCGACAAGGCCATCACGCACCTTGACTGGGTGCAGGGTGAAGGCCAGAAGACGCTTGACTCCGAGTCTTCCGTGTACTCCCGCTACCTCGCAAGCTCCTACGTTGACGTTTCCACCAAGGGACAGCTCAAGCTACTTCGCCCCGTAGTAAGTACCGAGGCGATGAACTCTGCTGGTCCTATCTTCTCGGCCTGTGGCTACATCTGGCTGGGAGGTTCCCTTGGCACGCTCAAGTACACCAACGACGACGGCGTAACGTGGGGTAGCGCGACCATTGGCGGCGACACGATCAGCTCCACGATAGGCGGGTTTGCAACGGACGGCACAAGTCTCTACTTCTGTGTCCCCGGCGGCGGCTCAACGGGCATCTGGTCCAACAAGGGCGCGGCGGTCGGAACCTTTGCGAAGTTCGGGACCACTGCGACGACCTCCCCCATCGAGCACATGGCCTACAACGGGGGCTTCCTCTTTGCGGCGACAGCCCTTGGGGCGGGACTGGTGGACTCTACTACGGGAGTGTACACGCAGAAGGTGCCCGCTTTCCTCAACGGCACAAACGAGTCGGTTGCCCTGGTGTCGGCTGGTAACGCGGTGTACTGGGTGGTAGCGCAGAATGGTCGGTCGTATATCTATAAGCTGACCTACGACGCGACAGCATCGACCATGGTTACGGAACAAGCCGCCGAGTTCCCGGCGGGCTTCATTGCGACCTGCGCCGTGGGCTACCTTAGCAACGTTGACGTTGGCGGATACTTTGAAAGTCGAGTCACTGGTGTGGGCAAGGGCGCTGTCTACAGGTTTGCGGGTGGAATGTCGGCACTACTCTTTGAGATCGGGGATGAGCCCGAGAAGACGGAAGTTCCCGCCGACATTAGCAACGACAACAGGATTAGGGCGGCATGTATCGGCGTCAAGGATGAGTATTTCCTCACCGAGAGGGCTTGCTGGCGCTGGGACATCGACGATGGCGGACACTCCCACGTCTTTGACTTCATCGGCGCGGGGTCCGATGCGCGAATCACTACTGAAACAGCAAGCGACGTGCTTCCAACTGGAGGCGTCATCACTCACGTTGGAGAGTACACGATTCACACCTTTACGGGCTCGGGAGCGCTGGTATGTCCTCCACGTGTTGATAAATATGGAAACCTGCTCTCTCCTATCACTGCCGAGGTTCTCGTGGTTGCGGGTGGTGGCGGCGGTTCCTCGGGGGGCGGGGGTGGCGGTGGCGTCCTCTTGGGAGCACAGGAACTTAGCGGGAGCATGGACGTAACTGTTGGCGTCGGTGGCACGGGGGGGATGGCCAACGGGGGGGCTGGGGTAAGTGGTGGGCTCGGAGCAGACAGTATCTTCGGTTCGCGCACCGCCAAAGGCGGCGGTGGCGGAGGTATGTATAGGGCGGCTGGTCAGGTCGGTGGTTCTGGTGGCGGCGGCGGTGCGGATGACCTGGCTGCCGAGGTCGGCGGTGCCCCCACGTCTGGTCAGGGCTACGCGGGCGGTAATTCTGGTAGCACGGTCGCCCCGTATCCTGCGGGCGGCGGCGGCGGCAAGGGTGCCGCCGGACAAGCGGGGCAGGCAAGCTGATGTCGGTAACGGTAACTAAAACCGCCACGGCGACAAGCTGGTCGGAACGGTGGACCAACTTCAGCCCCAGCTTCCTTCAGTATATGGACTCTTATCTCGCCACATGCGACCTTGGGGCAAACGATTCGGAGAAGTATGGGGCTGCGGGGCAGTTTGGCTTCGCCATTCCCCTCGATGCCACAATTACCGGGATGCACGTGGCTGCCTATTGGTGGGGGAGTAACGCTGGAAGTTATATAAGATTTGGTTTTCCGAGCTTCGGACAATACGCCTACGATACGGGGGCCGTATCGGGAAGGTGGGCCACTGCTGACATTTCCTCTGGGCTGCCCACCCCCACAGAAGCGAATAATCCACAATCTATTTGGATGCAGGTGTTTGTCGGAAGAACTACCGGAGCGGCGGTCAGCGTCTATATCGACCAGATAACGGTTAGCGTAACGTATGAGCCCTACGTTGCACCTCCTCCTCCTGCGAGCGGTGTCCCTACGGTAACAACCCAAGCCGTCAGTGGCATCCACTCAACCTCGGCAACCGGCAATGGTACCGTAGTCTCTGACATGGGCGCGGGCATCGGCGAGCGGGGAGTGCAAGTAGGTAGATGGCCGGGCGGGACGGATTCGGCTTTTGCCGTAGGCGGCGAGACGGGAGCATATACCGTTCCCCTGACGCCACTGGCTCCGGGCACTCTTTACTATGTCAGGGCTTACGCTGGTAACGCAAACGGGTATGGATTTGGAGCCGATGTAACCTTCACCGCAGCACCGCAGAAAGCCGGTGATGGGGGGGCAGGTCTAGTCAGCAGCCTCTCTGGTCAGTCGGCAGGTTACGCGGGCGGCGGTGGCGGCGGTATGTTGAGTTACGGTGCCCCCGGTGGAGCAACGCACGGTGGGGGACTGGGCAAAGGACTGGGGTGGGGTAATGGTAACCCCGGAGTCATCAACACTGGCGGTGGAGGTGGCGGGGCAGGTTCGACAAGCCTTGGGAACTGTTGGGGTGGCGATGGTGGCAAGGGCGTCGTTGTCATACGCTATAAGACTGCCGATGCTATCGCGACTTCCCCATCACTGCGCACAAGTATCTTCCGTCCATCCCTCGCATATAGGGCCGGCAGGCTGTTTGCCCCCTACTCCAAGGGCGAGGACGCCAAGATACTCACCATTGCGGGAAACACTCTGGCCTCGCCCACCATCGTCGACACAACCGAAGCCCACGGCATACTCGCCGCCACGGCCCAGGTCGTGTCAATTGCGGGAAGCAACTCTACTCCATCCATCGACGGCTCCCATGTGGCAACAAGGGTAAGCGATACGACCTTCTCCATCCCCGTCAACGTGACGACCGCCGGGACAGCGGGCCTGGTTCTCTACAATCACAGTGTCGGCTGGGCACTTACCTCGGGTGGATACAACGATGTCGGCTGGCTCACGCAGTCACCGACCACATTTCACACTGGCAGCATGAAGAAGGATTTCAGGTACGCCTCCGTGTCGCACGATGTGCTTCCAGACGGGGCCACTGTCAGGCCCATGAGCTGGCTGATAGATGGTGTGTACGGTACGGCCAATGGAGTTGCCTACAGTCCGCAGGAAACTAGGTACTCGATTGACCAGCAGGGCTACTCCATTGAGACCACCCTCGGGATGACCCCGGACTACACAAAGAGCATCTCTCCCGTGGTCAAGGGCGTCAACGTCGTCTGGAACTTCGTCAAGAATAAGAAGCACACCTACTCCCTCGATTGCAGGAGCGGAGCGGAAGCCGGTAGGTGGAACGAGAACCCACTGGCAGCTCTGAAGTTCCTCTACGCCACCGCCAACGAGCGGGCCTCATTTGAGGATAGGTTCGCCGGAGTTTACCAAGGAGCAATCGAGTCGGTGGAGTTCACGCCTGCGCCCATCTCCCCTTCGGAGGGTCCGAGCGGAATTTGTAAGATCGTTGTTCGTGAGCAGGGATGACCGAGACCTACGAGACCCTCCTCCCTTTTGTCTCCGTCGCCGTGGCAGTACTGGGGCTGGTCTTCACCTATTTCAAATTCGTGATCAAAGTTAGGGAGGACATTGTGACCGTCCAGTCCGCGTGCGTCGGTCTAGCCAAGGCCGTCGACTGTCTGCCGAAGATGCAGGCCGATCTGGTGAAACTGAACGCCGCCGACGACGTGTTCTGGCGCGTCTTGGGCCCGCACCTAGGAGGAATCATTCATTCACCCGTACATAAAAACAGAGACCGGCTCATGGACGAGTGGCTCGGCGCGAAGGGAAGCATCCCCGAGTCTGACCTGCGCGAGCTGCGCGACGAGCTGGAGCAGATGCTGGCCGAGGCAGATGCCGGAGACAATAAGAACTTGCAGATCGTTGGCGCGCTTCTGCTCGGTCGGGTAGTAGGGCAGATCGAAGCTCTTGAGCGGAAGCCATTCACAAATGGAGGAATCTAAGTGGAACCACTGACCCTGAACATCATCATCGCTGCTATCGCCCTCGTGTCGTGCTGGTATCAGATGCGGCTCTACCGGATTGTGCGTTCCCCCGCGTTCCTGCTCATGGCGCTGGCCATGGCGTACCTCACGGTTTACCGCATAGTGTTGCCATTCGCACCCTGCATCCTCGACTATGGCGCTATCCTGCCGTTCTTCGGCCTGGTCCTCGCGCACACCGTCTATCTCTATCGGCTGCTCAGTCGCTTTCTAATTAAGGGGAGGTGAGGTGCCCATGACCGCCGCCCACGGCCTCGGCCGCAAACCGTTCGTCAAAGATGAGCGCGACTGGCCCGTCTTCCGCTTGGCACAACTCATCGCCGAAGGCGTGGCCGTACCCCTCAAGTGGTCCGTGCCGCGCATCCTCGACCAGGGGGACAACGGCACATGCGTGGCAGCAGGCACGCTGGGCGCGCTTGACTGCGACGACGAGACCCACACCGATCCCGGCTTCACTAGCGCCGACATCCTGCCGTTCTTCGAGAAGATCGCCGGACACGGAGACCTGCCCGACGGCGGCGCCGAAGTTCGCGAGGGCCTGAAGGCGGCGAAGAATGCCGGCTACATCACGGCCTACTCGCTGCTCACGTCCTCTGCGCAGATCAAGGACTGGCAGGAGAAGCACGGCCCTATCGTCATCGGCGCCGACTGGTTCTCCGGCATGGACTCGCCCAGCTCTACCGGCTTCGTCACGGTCGCGGGCACCATTCTCGGCGGCCACTGTTTCTACGGCAACGGCGACGTGGGCGGGCAGGACTTCGTCAACTCGTGGGGCGAGTGGGCCGACCACGGTCACTTCTACATGACCGCCGCCCAGTTCGCCAAGCTGCGGAACGGCGACTTCGAGGCGTGGGCCGTCGTGCAGGCCGCTCCTATCCCGCCCACTCCGGCGCCTACGCCGACCCCGACCGGGCTGAAGGCCGCGCTGCAGGCCATTCTCGCTGCGTTCAAGGCAGCCGTGACGGCCCTGGAAAAGCTTATCTCCAGTCTGTAGGAGGTGCACATGAACCTTGAGACCATCTTGATAGTGCTTGTCGTCGTCGTCATCGCAGTCGTTCTGTTAAGACAACTTTAGCATAAGAGCAAGAGCAGAACAGGGGGCCTTCCCTCCGGCGCGGAGGGTAGGCTTTTTGCTGAGACGTGGTATACTAAGTCTACGGAACGACTATGAAAATCTAGCCGGAGGTAATGTATGCCATCGAATATCTCGACCACGCAGAAGATGCTGTCGTATGCCCTGGTCCACAAGCTCGACACTGGCAATCCCAGCACCAAGAACTCCCTGTGGGGGATAGGCAAGGCGACCCTCGCATGGCGCGTCTCGGGCCACATGCGAGAGCACGGCAAGAAGATCACGCAGTCGGCGCGCAAGACAGACCAGCTCGTCGCGGCACTGTTCCCGAACCTCGTGCCGAAACTTCACATCATCTATCCGCACTACAAGTGGAACGGTGCGCCGGTCGCGCGGCGTGGCAGTCCTCCTGGCATCGTCTGGCATCACGCCGCAGGCTTGGGCTCCGCCCAGCAAATCCACCAGGTTCACCTTAACATCGGTGATCGCGGCATCGCTTATCACCTTTACATTCGCCGCAACGGCGAGGTCGACGCCGGCCGCCCCGAGAACACCATGGGTGCTCACTGCCTCGGCCACAACGACTGCATCGGCGTCTGCCTGGAGGGCAACTACGAGGCCCACGACGACATGCCGACCGTGCAGCTCAAGGCCGCGCAGGCAGTCCACAACTACCTGCACAAGAAGTACGGGCGGCCCGACTGGCAGCACCGCAACATGTCGGGCAACAGCACAGCTTGCCCAGGCAAGTACTATCATTTCAACACGATCACCTCGTGAGCTTGAACGTCTGTGAACAATATTGCGCCGACCACCACCGATGCGTCTTTATCGTCTTAGCTATGCGCAAGTATCGTGAGACCTACGGTGAACAGTGTCCTTTTGAAAAAATGATGTTCAGCGAGCATCAGGTCCCCGCGTGCTGCGTTCCGAGGCCGGAGAAAGTCTTTCCCGGGAAAGGGAACGCATGACGGGCACGCCCCGAATCCTAATGTACGACCTCGAAGTGACCCCGATTTTAGGATGGACATATAAAATCTGGGATACCAACATTATATCCGTGGAGAGAGACAGCTACATCATGTGCTTCTCGTATAAGTGGTACGGCGAGAAGAAGGTCCACAACGTGGCCCAGCCCGACTCCTGGGACCAGTACGAGGACGATCCCCACAGTGATTACATGGTAGTCAAGAAGCTATGGGAGCTTATGAACAAGGCGGACATCGTGGTGGCACACAACGCTAACAAGTTTGACAACCGCATAGCCACTGCAAGGTTCCTTTTCCATCACCTTGGCCCGCCCTCTCCATACAAGAGCGTGGACACTCTCCTGGCTGCTCGTCGCTACTTCAGGATGGCGTCCAACTCCCTGAACGACCTCTGCGAGAAGCTCGCACTTGGCAGCAAGCCAAAGGATACACACGGCAAGCTCTGGCGCGACTGCGTAGACGGCGACATGGGTGCGTGGAAAAAGATGAAGAAGTATTGCAACCAAGACGTGGTGCTGTTGTCCAACCTCTACGATGAGCTGCGTCCCTTCATTGTCTCTCATCCCAACCTCGGGAGCCTATCCTCGGTGGAGGATGTCTGCCCACGGTGCAGCTCTACATCCCTACAGCGCAGGGGCTTCTCCCACACGGCAACCTGCACCTACCAGAGATGGCAGTGCAACGAGTGCGATGCGTGGAGTCGCTCGCGCAAATCCGAGAGCACACATCCCACACTCGTAAATGCTTAAGGGCGCGGAAGGACGGCTGTAGATGGCAGATGTTTGCCGGTGTTGTAATTGCACTCATTACAAGCAGAAGGATGGCCCGCAGGGCACTTGTGGGGCTAGTGGGCTGCCCACGCTGGCGTGGGGCGGCTGCACGTATGACTTCGTCTTACTGGTGGAGGAGGGAAGCGCCCAATGACGATCCTTGAAGCCCGCATTCGCCGCCGCCTGTTTGGAACGCGGAACGTACAAATATTCCGTGACGGCAACGAGGTGCTCGGCAGTGACGACGACGTGGTGAAGCTGCGTCGCAAGGATGGCGGGGTCCGGGTGTGGTCGCTGTGGTCTGAGCTTCGCGATGACGTGGAGACGAACCTGGAAGTTATGTATTGGTGGTTCCCCCACATCGACGAGATGAGGGTGGAGCGATGAGCACAATCCCTCCCACCCTCAAGATATGTGACCGCACCTATAGCGTTACCGTCCAGCCCATGGGCGACGATGCCACGGGGGCCTGCTGCAACTGTCGCCAAGACATCACTATCGACGGTGACCAGCACCCGGAAACTCAGGCGTCCGTACTTCTGCATGAGGTTATTGAGGCCATCAACGCATCTATGTATCTGGAACTCAAGCACGACACGATCATGGCGCTGGAGGTTGCTCTGTACGGGGTGCTGGTCTCTAACCCCGCTTGGTGGGATGAACGGAACAATGAAACAGAGAAGGGAGGTTCACATGAATGAAATCATCGCATTTTTGGACGGCAAGAAATCCGTAATCGGCACCATCGTCCTCGGCATCATCGGCGTGCTGGCATCGGCCGGCGTAGTCTCTGTGGACAGTGTGTACGTGCAGATCATCACCCTGGTCGTCGGCGTCCTGACCGGCATCAGTTTCCGCGCCGCCATCGCAAAGTCGACTTACTGAAAGCGGAGGGTAACAAACGCTGAATTGTGTGATACTCTGTTATTGAAGACTAACGGAAGGCCCGCTACGGCGGGCTTTCCCAACCCCAGCCAAGGAGCGTAGATGGACTTTCAGCCCGTCAAGAATGCGATAGCGGTCATTAGCGTTGAGAACGTGCAGATCACGCAGGGCGGGAACCCTCCGACCAAGGTGATACTTACTTGCAAGAGTCAGACGCCGTGGCGCTACAACGCCAAGCAGGGTCAGGTCAACTGCGCCGCCATTATGACCATCGGCGCTCGCATCAAGATAAGCTACGACGTGGTTGAGTCCACGAAATACGCCGGAACCATGTTGAAGTTCATCAACGATGCCGTGCCTGCTCAGCCCGGCGAGGTTGACACCTTCCCCGCCAAAGAGAAGTACACGGGCGGTGGTGGCGGCGGCAGCACGGGTAGCAGCACTGGTAGCAGCACCGGCGGTAGCAGTGGCTTCAGCAAGGACGGTCAGTTCAGGACGCCCGTGCAGATTCAGCGGCAGGAAGTGGCCCTTGCGGTTGCTACACTGCGTTCGGGCGGTACCTTCTCGACCATCGAAGACTTCCTCGCTGAGTGCGACAAGGTGCTCGCGTGGGCCGATCAGGCTCCCGATGCGAGCTTTCAGGCAGGTCTTGAAGCAGACAATGGAAGCCCTCTCGGCCAAGCTCCTGTGACAAGCCTTGCGGATACGCCCGCACCCTCGGCCGACGAGGACTCAGAGTTTCCATTCTGATGAAGAAGATACCCGAGAAGCTGCCGGAGAAGTTCCCCAAGGAGATTAAGGAGGGAACTGCTATGGACTACACCGACGATTCGCTAGCATTCCCAAAGACCAAGAAGAAGCGCAAAGGAAAGTGGGGCAAGAAATGATTGATCTCCTTCTTATCGTCGAGGCCGTAGCCGGGGTAGTGATTGCAGCCGCTCTCATCGTGGTGGTCGTGGTGCTCGTGGTGAAGGGTCTCCAAAAATTGCGGCAGTGGATGGTGGAGCGATGAGCACCGACCTGAGTGGCATCCTCAAGGCGGCGGGCGTGAAGTGCGAGGCACTCGACGCGTACTTGGCAATTGACTACGAGTTCAGCGACAAACAGTACTGGGAAATTACTGATGATGCCCACGATGCCATCCTGGCCCTCGCCCTACTGGTGGCCAAGTACAAGTCGATGCACGAGGCTGCGCACGCACAGCACTACCGTGCGCATAGGGAGAAGCGATGACGCTACTTGAGAGGTTCTCCGACAAGATTCTTGTGGGAGACGACTGTTGGGAGTGGACCGCGGGCCTAGCTGGCGGTAGGTACGGTAGCCTCTGGGTCGACGGAGCTTATGCTGCTGCGCACCGGGTGTCCTATGCGTTGTTTGTCGGCGACACAAGCGGCATGTGTGTCCTCCACCGCTGCGATAATCCCACATGCGTGAAACCGTCCCATCTATTCCTTGGGACTCAGGCTGATAATGTGAGAGACAGGGAGGAGAAGGGTCGCGGTGGGACAGCGCGTCTCTCCATCGAAAACGTTCGCGCTATCCGTGAGCTTGTGGCATCAGGGCTACTTCAGCGAGTTGTCGGTGCTCGGTTTGGGATATCCCAAGGGCACGTTAGTGAAATCGTACATCGAAAGTACTGGGTGTCAGCATGACAAAGCTAGCGGATATTTATGACGAGTTTCTTCAGGCCCGACAGGGTGGAGACTCCTCGGCTCAGAAGTGTTTCACCGACGTGTTCCTTGAGCCCAAGGTTGATAAAGAACGTGACCCTTTCCGTCTATATGCGACAGATGTCGGCAAGTGCCCCCGTCAGGTCTGTTACCGCCTGCTCTCCACCACGAAGGACTACGAGTCCCCCGAAAAGCAGCGTAACGATCAGCGCATGTACGACGTAGCTGAGTATATCGAGGCCGTGCTCACCGCTGCCTTCATGTGGAAAGGCGATCTCATCTCCCACCAGACTCCGGTGCCCTTTGCGGAACGTCAGAACTGGGGTGGGCGTACCGACCTTATCGTGGAACTGGACGGTCACTACCGCATCATTGAGGTGAAGACGCACCGGGGCAATGCCAGCAACTACACACTGCCCAAGGTGCCCCACGTCCACCAGGCATCCTCCTACCACTGGGAGCTGGTGAAGGAGTACGGGTTGGATGCCTCACCACTGCTCTGGTACGTGAGTCGTGACGGGTCCGGTGAGCCCAATGAGTGCGAGGTGCCCCACGTTGAGGCCGAGACTGTTTCGCTTATGGATGAGTTGGACGCAGCGCGGACCCGCGTCAAGGGGGCATTTATGGGCCGTACCGATGAGTGCCTGCCCCCGCAGCTCGACAAAGTTTTGCAGCTCCGTAGCTACGGAAAGTCCGTAAGCTGCGAGCCCGACTGGCAGTGTGGATATTGCAACTATGCGGGCACTTGCAAGCCCGACATGAGCAAGAGCACATGGGCCGAGTTCGACAAGGTCTTCGGCTGGGAAGCGAAGAAGGCTGCCGACGTGGAGAAGCTGGCTCGGTGGGGAGAGAAGAACGCCGAGGGGATGCTGCACCCACTGGGCGTATCGTGAGCGATATCACCGGCCTCTCTGACGCATGC